TTTGTTTAATCCAAGTCTAGAAGTTCAGACCACAGACAACTATATTGATTGGACCAGTCTCAGCGTGATCTATCTCAGTAGTACTAGCTTTAGTTCTAGAACTATTCCTCAAGGTGGTACTGAAGATATCGATGTTGCCAGTTTAGAATTTGAAATGCCAATCTATATCACACCACCTGCCAAGGTCAAGAAGCTGGGAGTTGTCCGTGCTGTGGTACAGAATATGTTTAACAACACAGGCGATGCTGTTAATATCAATAATTTAATCTACAACGAGGGCGACATTCAAAACACAGTTGAATACAAACGCTACGGTATTGTCATGCTCAAAGGCGACAATGGAGTGGCTGGAGATTATTATATTACCATCGTTGATGTTGGGCAGGCAGTTATTGACGCAGGATTAGATTTACCTCCTGAAAAAATTGGCAAAAAGTTAGATTGGCAATTGGTATTAGATCAGTACGGCGGTTATAAGGCAGGTGTTAGTCGCATTACATTTAAAACTCCAACAGGAGGAGAGATTGTAGGTACAATAACAGTAAATCCAATTGACCCAACCATATTAGTGGCTAGTTTAGATATGGACACTGTTCCTGGGAATGTAGAGTTAACCACTGGAACATATCCGGACGGTACTGTTTACAATAGCATTAGGTCAACTAGCAAAGGAACAATGGATGCAATCATTAATCCTTTTAATTTTAATCCGTTAACAACCTATGGAACTAAATCAAATTATCCAGCAGGTCTAAGATATCTAATGTTAGATGATTTAAATTTGTTCCTAGCTCCTAAATTAGCTCCTAGTATTGCTACAAATATCATAGACACTGATATAGACTTTTATAGAATAACTAGACCTAATCAAAGAGAAAAAGCCAGTGCTACTAATCTTCCTAGAAGTTATAGTAATATTTTTGAAACCAAAGTATTTGTCAACGGAGTTTCTGTAGCGTTTACTGAAGTGGAAGATGGCGGAAAGTTTCAAACATTTGGTCCTTCGAATAATCCTGGACCAAGTTACAGAACAGCGTCAGGCAAATACAAAATACGCCTAAATGAATTTCCTCCATTAGAAGATGCAGATGGTAATGCCAGTGTTGTCAAGTATGTTATAGAACGCTACACCTATCCAGACTGGTATACCGAAGGTGATGATCCGGATACAATTACTGTTGAGTCGGATGTATACTTGCCAGGTAAGCCCGAGCGTAGCAGTGGTCCAGAAGCGTGGAAAAATCTAGATGGTTCGGATACCTACATCAAAGCCAATAGCATTATAGAATGGAACGGTAGTCGTTGGATTCCGGTATTTGATCCTGAGGAAATTACCACTAACATATTCATTACCAATTTACGAACTGGTATACAATACAAATGGGACGGTGTGCAATGGCTCAAATCGTTTGAAGGCGAGTATCTGCCAGGTTCTTGGAGATTGACCTTAAATCCTTGATAAGTATTGGATGCAACAACGTGCAGGTTTATTATTTTTAGCTAAAACTACAGGAAGAATTCTGCTTATTCTGCAGGATGAACGCTGGACTGTACCTACATTTTCTAGGAAAGACAGTTTGCTAGAAGATGCTAAAGATTTATTATCCAAATATCATTCTGGTAGGATTTTACCTATTGAGCTTTATCTTAGTGAGGACCGAGGATTTGAATACGGGACTTATGTTTGTTTGGTTGACTGTGAATTCTTAACGTCAGTAGATTCAACCATAGCATGGTGTAATTTAGATTTCTTGCCTAAACAGCTACACAACGGATTAAAAGCAACATTAAATAATCAACTGATACGCACAAAAATAGACACAATCATGGAGTTAGAAAATGCTGCCAACTATTGAACACAGCGAACGTTTTAAAACAGAGTATAATAATTTTAAAACTAGAATTAATGATATAACTGACAACGATCGCTTAAGATCAGAATTAACAGATAAACTAAATGATCTTCTTAAAGAAGTAAGATATGTAGATAGTCAACATATGGACATCCTAATGGCTAAACAGTTGACCAACATTGTAGAAGATACAAGATCTAGAATGCTTGAACTAAGACAGGCAATAGATAGAAGTTTATCTAATTACGAAAAATCTAAACAAGCTATCAAAGGCTAACAATATTTTTAACGGTAATTGCTCCTACCATAACTGGATGTAAAGAGCATTGATATCTGTAACCGCCGGAGATGCTAGCAGGAACTTTCCAGTATAGTGTTCCATTAACCTGCCCTTGAGCATTTGATCCAGAACTAACAGTACCGCTACTAGATACATGAACTAATCCGGTATTGTAGTTTGTACCGGTACCATCTTGTATAAGAAAAGGATGTCCTGCACACTGTAATTTAAATGCTATGGTTAGGCCGCCAATAGCATATATAGTCGGATTGCTACCTGAATACTGATCAAACAAATACGAAACTGCTCCAGAATTGGTAACTACCAATGTAGTGATTGCTGGTAGATAGATTTGATCAAAGGCTAGATTGGCGGTTGTTACTTCTGTTAAAGCAGAGAATGTTGATGTTCCGCCTGTACTAGAAATAGTAATCGTATCAGTACTAGCATTGGTGGTAATTGTAGTATTGCCTGCGCCAACTAATGTTAATGTATCAGTGTCACTATCTGCAACAACATTACTTTGTCCTGCTACAGCAATAGTAGCAAAACTATTACTAGAGCCTCCACCTCCGCCACCCGATGCAGTTGAATTAATAGTTATAGAATCAGTCTGAGCATCTGTTGTGATGGTAATGTTTGATCCTGCAATTAACGACAGTGTATCTGTAGCATTGTCTGCAACAACATTACTTTGTCCTGCTACGGCAATTGTGGTAAAACTATTTGTTGGAGTAAGTGTAACCTGCGAAGTTGACCCTACTACATTCCAAACAGTTCCTGTATAAATCCAAGTAGAACCGCCCGATGTATACGTGTCGTTGGTGTTTGGCGATGATGGAAAATTAATTGGCATAGTATATCCTGTTTATTTGTTAGGCGAATCTATAGATGGCAACAGTATTTGCATCTGTTTCTAGAGTATATGGATCGGGAGGGGTTATCATAGTGTTTGTTCCATATCTATTTGTATTACTAATTCTCACAGTATGATAGTCAACGTATGTCGGACCATCATAAAAAGTATTTGCATAGGCTGCGGGGGGTGCAATAAAATTAATTGTATTCCAGCTAGTTCTAGAAGTAATGTTTATTGCCTGGTCTAGTCCTGTGGCATTTCTATAACCCCATTTTATCGTGTCTACATCTGTATATTGTTGCAAATGATAATATCTAGGAACCCAACTAGAATCAACAGTTATCACATGCCAGCACCAAATATCTGTAGATGCAGTAACATCAAATCCACCGTCTGGGCGAACGTTTATACCGCCTTGATTGGTATAGGTAAAAGTTGCAGGTTTATACATTAGGCCAATAAACTGACTAGTTCCAGAATTGGATGCGCTTAGATAGGTTGCTAGGTCATTGGATCCAGAATTAAAATTATTCAGTCTACCATAAAATTCAATAGTACAATTTGCAGTTATGCTACTAGGCAATGTTAATGTTAATCTACCTGTGCTTTGATTAGCAGACATATATTTTCGCCAACCTGTGGTAGTAATAGAAGTATTATTAATACCACCTAAACTTGCAGAGGTGATATTTGTTCCTGTTGTATAGGTAGGTACTCCAATTTGAGAATTAGATTCTGTAATTGGAATAGTAGTACTGGCTGTTTGTATAGACATTGTGATATTTTTTTGAACTGCACTCTGATGATCGTTCAATGTCTGTAGCTGAACTTTTTTAACGCCGGTGGTGAAATTAAAAGTAGGATTACCCGTTGTAGGTTGGTATTGGAGAGATTCTCCTGCTAGTGCTGAGGGCAAAGTAAAAGGAAGAACTCCAGTAACGCCAACGGGTTCGTTGGCTGTTAATGTAACTGCGTTGCCTTCTGCAACAGGATTAGCACTAGATGAAATGATCCAGGGTTTTCTACTAGCAATTCCACCTAACAGTCTCGATGTTAAACTACTTAATCTTGGCATGTAATTATGCTCCGTATGAACTCATGCTGCCTAATACTGTCCATGCAGAACCTGTTCTAATCAATGTAAAACTCAATATGTCAACCTTGTTAACTGACACAGTAGGAGAAACTCCAGCCAACCATTTTATTGTTTGGGCAGCGCCATCAATCTGCACCGCAGTAGCATAGGCGCCGGAAGCACCTTGGTTTAGAATTAAAACTATTGAAATTGCCTTGTTGTCAGCGGTTGGGACGTTGGTAAAATTTGCTGTAAAATCAGCAGACATTGAACTGTGATACCACACTGCACCAGTTGAAAAGTCATGAACAACAGTTCCCGTTGCTCCAGTCTTGGTGTTTAAAACTTCAGATGTCTGTTGTAGAACTGTAGCACCGTTGAGTGTTATGTTTCCAGTGAATGTTGGAGCCGTAAACATTGTGGCTTTGGATTCGTTGGTAACGTTTCCTAATCCAATAGTTGCAGGGTTGATATTTAATGCGCCCACAACAACTCCGGCTACTGCTAGATCTACATAGGCTTGAGTTGCCACAAGATTACTTCTAATTCTTAGATCATTTTCGACAGTGACATCACTATTGAATACAACGGCAGGTTGAAATGTTATAGATGACGAATCTGTAGTGTCGATGGTTGTAACATCAAAAGAAATATTTCCTATGTTTGGCTGTGGATAGGATGGTTGCATCCATTGAGTCGATGTGCCATCATCAATGTAAACATATAAAAATCCAGTGTTAGTGTCTAGCCATAAATTTCCAGATTCGGGTTCATCGGGCACCGTTGCACCTACTGATACTGAAGTTTGACCTGTTCCAGATCCGGGATCAGCAACGGCAATTTCATTGCCCATATTTAGGTGATTGTAACACCAATAGTACAATACTGCTGGCGTTGCATTAGTTACGGTAATCTGTACCGTGCGTGTATTAGCATTATCAAATGCCACGCTATTGTAAACTGCATAAGTTACAACTACGCCGTCTAGTTTGTATATTACATTAGTAGTATAGGCTGTGCCGCCACCTCGAACTCCGCTTAGGTTGTCAGCGGAAAAATTTAAAGGATGTCTGTTTTGTGTAGTACCGTTGGCATTAGGGTAATAGACATTAGTGTCATTGCTTTGATCAAATACGTAGGTATAGCCGGTTACAAAATTTAATACAGGTTTGTAAATACCGTTAAAATTATATTTGTTACCTGAATCGTTTCCCTGAGGACCTGTGATAGTTGTTGTATAGGTAACTGTGGCTATTTTTGTGTTAATTACTGCCTGTTTTAAGGCTGCAGAATTGATACCGTTTAGATCATTTCTTGCTAGAATAATACCACCAGTGTCTTTACCATTGTAAAGTCTTAGGGTCTCGGCATCTCTATCAAAGAAAAGTTCTCCTCGAGATCCAAGTTTTCTATCTAAGTAGGCTCCCTCGCTAGGAGCGAACCTTACAAGGTTAAAAAGTGTATTGGTTTTTACAGTCATGGTAGCTCAATAATAAATTATCAAGTATTTACCTTATTTTTGCGATGACTTTCTACTATCTCTTTAACTAAAATTGCAGCTCTTCCTGAGTCTCCAGAAATAAACCATTGATAAAAACCTAGGTTTGTGTCTTTTTGACGATCGTCGTGTATTATAGCAATGGTATTGTCTTCGAATTTTATACGCCATTGACAGCTGACTCTATTTAATGACCTATCTATTGCCGGATTGGCTTCTCTACCGGGTCCAAAATAGGGTCGGCCGAATATTTCTTTTAATTCGGCGTATGTAGAATACAGTCTGCCCTGCGGTGTAAAAAATCCTAAAAACGGAGTTGGTTTAAAATTCATTTTTTAAAATGCTTATGGTACATTTCTTTTATGATATTTCTATTTCCTCGAAAGAACATGCTCATAAACAAGTTACGTTTTTCAAGCCAGAACTTATCACTAGCTGTCATTTCTCTAACTATCAGCTCATACTTTTTTTCTGTTAACGGTATTAGTTGGCAAAGAGGCGTACCGGCTTTGAGCAGTGTTTCTCCTTGCATTACATTCCAATATAATTGTATGTTTACTTCTGTGCTGATAGCTGGATCCAATATACCTATGCAACTTTCAAAGGTAAAATCATCGGGGTAAGCCAAGGGTATAATTAAAAATTTTACTCCTTTTGGAGCAACAATGTTCCAAGGGGTATCTAATTTTACCACTTGATTTAGACTCCATGGACGTTTAGGTATAAATTTGTCAAGTCCTGGTTTGTGTGTTCCTACTACATCTTTTCCTCTATAGGAATTTAATGCACCGGAAGGTATAGTCCATGTAAATCGTTCCTTGCTGTCTGTTTTAATAATTAGATCGTGCCATAGAGGAACAATAAATCCGTGATTGTTTAGATCAAAAATTCCAGGACATTGAAATAAATGTGTGCTTCTAGATTTTGAAAAACGTTCTTTATTTTGAACATAGTCATTTTTAGCGGCTGTCATCCAGTCTGCTCTGCATTCGCTTGCAGAGATGATAGGAAACATTTCCGATAGGCCGGGTGCCGATGTGAAGAATTCAATTGTGTCCATGACCAAACCAATTTATTTTATTACTAATTTCAGTTGTGCCGCCCGAGCGAGACATAAATTTAGTTATGTCGTCTACATGGATCGCTATAGGTCTTAGGGTTGGCCACTCGTTGGCCATTATGTAATTAACTACAAGGTATGTATCGTAGCCAATCTGCTCTGCACTAATAGGAGCGTCGGCTAAGTCATCTCCTCCATGTTTTTTTGTTAAAACACTCATGGTTTCTACACCTTCATGTATGTGAAATACAATTAAATCTCTATTTGCCAATAGAGCATTCATCCAAATTTTTAATTTTTTTCTATCTTTCTGAAGTTTACGTGCAGTATATGGATCTTTAACTTGACGGATTTCTTGAGTCCATATAGTATACTCGCCTACATTTAATTCACCTAACATTATTTTTCTCCAAACAGTTTATTGTTATACCAATCGTCTAGGTATCTATAGTGATTTTTAAAATTAAGTTTTGCCTGTTTGACTCTATAATTTTGAACATCAATAAAATATTTTATATATTCTGTTTCATAGGGTCTATGAGGAATTTCAATATCTTTATATGCGCCACCGGCATGCAACATACTGAACCATTGAGCATTGTTGAACATTGAACTTGGCCTTAAAAACAAGAATCGTCCAGGTTGCGGATAATAAAAACTAAGAATAGTTTGTACGTCTTCAGGCAGATCTTTGATTTGTTGTTGTCTTATTTCTTGCCAGAATGGAGTATCGGCCTTGGTTGAAAAATGATAGTGTGCCCAAACAAAGGCTAAAATTTCCATAGACATTTCGTAGAAACCGCCATTTAACAAATCTCTAGTCTGATTGTTCCAAATATTTTTATTCAAATTTAACAAGTCAGCAATAGATTTAACTACGGCTGTAGTAAATGTAATACCTGTGGCTTCTAATGGCTCAACAAAGCCTGCGCTAAGTCCTACTGCTACTACATTCTTTACAGCAATCTCTTTATGGTACCCACATTTCATTTTTAAAAACTTTGCAGGGGCATCATATTCGCCTATTGCTTCACGTAGCTCTTTTTCTGCATCTTCATCAGAGATAAATTTACTGCTGTAAACATAGCCGTTGCCTATACGAGTGTAGATAGGAATTGTAAATCTCCAACCGGCTGTCATTGCAGTTGCTCGAGTATATGGAAAACATTCTTTTTCTGGGTCAGTATACTGTTTAGGCATTACTACTGCACGGTCATTTGGTAGCCATTTATCGTAGGATGTGAATGGAACTCCTAGAGTTTTTTCTAAAAGAATAGAACTAAATCCACTACAATCTATAAACAGATCTGAGGTGTAAGCTGTACCTGATTCATCAATTAGTTTTGTGATTCCATACATGTCCTTTTCAACACTCTTAATTCTAGTATCAACATGTTTGATTTTATCTCCTATGAGATTTTTAAGAGCGTCTAAAATTTCATATGCTGAAAAATGGACTGCACCAAATGCTTCTAGATTTGATCCAAAATTAACATCTAGATGTTCTACCATTTTTGGACTTAGATTAGCTTTGGCTAGTTGGTATGCTGGATGAAAATCTGTAAATTCTTTATGAGGACGTCTAATAAAATAATCGCTTGCATAGACACCTTCTGCAACGAAAGAACTTTGAATAGCATCGTTGTCAACAAAATAAGGTTCGTCATTCCAACCTACTAATTCAACTCCAAATTTAAAAGCTGCATTACTCGGCTTCATCCATTGTTGCGGATGTAGGCCGCATTGATATAAGAATTGTGCTGTTAATGGTTGTGTACCTTCACCTACTCCTATTGGCCCAAGACTTGTATCTTCAATTAGAGTAATCTCAACAGGTATTTTTACATTATTGGCTAGGTAAGCTGCTGTTAACCATCCGCTAGTTCCGCCGCCAAATATAGTGATTTTTTGTATTCTATTCATAAAATGTATAATCAAAAGAAATATTAAAAGACAAAGAAACACGAGTCTCTTTGGTTTTGTTTGGTTCTACTTTGTGCATCAACCAGCTTGGGAAGAATACTACTAGTCCTTCTTCTGGTTCAATATTTACTAGGTTAAAAAATTCCTGCGACTGATGCGGAAAACTCACTACAAATGGATTGTGATTTTTAAGAATTAACCTTCCGCAATTCTGTGGAGCCTTATGATAATAAACACCGCTGATTGTATTTGGCTGATATCCGTGTTCGTGCAATCCAATTAATTGATTATCCTCAAAGGTGTTTAGCCAGGATTGATCAATTTTAACGGAATTTTTCTTGTAAGGCTGACCGGTGCCTTCTAGATATGCGTTGGCATGTCTAACAATTTCAATTACAGTGGCCTTTAATTGATGTTTGGCTAGAATGTTAGCCTGTTTACCGGGTATGAATGTGGTATTTGCAGTATCATTATCAGGTTGCCATACATTGGCAAATTCTGAATTTGTTAACGCCAAGGCTATTTCTTGATCTATTGCTGATTTATTTGAAACAAGATCTTGATATACTGGAACGCTGAAAACTTTATCTATCACTTTCTTATCACCACAATATAAAGACCGTTCCACCACTCGTTAGGATTTTCTAAAGAATTAAGCATCATCTTTTCAAATACAATAGTTGCATTTACTTGTTGTAAGCCTGCCTGTGCGCCTTCCACAACTGGTTTCCAATTTGCATCATCGAAGATGATAATACATTCATCTGCTAGCACAGGATAGTAGTGTAGCACGGCACGTTTTGTACTTTCAAAGTCGTGAGGACCGTCATAGAAAAACATTTCTATATTAGTAGAAAATCTAGAAACATCTGCTGAGAATAAATCTCCGTTTAGAATATCTACAGTCGCTTGACCCTTGTGTTTTTTAACATTTTCAATAAACTGTTGAACAGAATTTTCTGGTAGTGTACCTAGTTCTGCAGATCTAACAGGCTGAATATTTTGTTTCCAGTTGTCAACAGCAATAGCATGGATGGGATTGTTTTTAATTGTAGCGCAGAATGTTGCGCCCATTGCTGCTCCTACTTCTAAGTAAGTATTGATTCCCTGAGCCAAGGAATTTAACAATGTTTCTACCCGAGGGCTGGTTAGTCCAGGAACACCTAACCTAACTGTGGGTACACCAGAATCTGCAATTGCTTGGGCAGTATGTTTAACTAGCTCGGAGTAATGCATGTTTGATTTTTTGTTGTAGATTTTATCGCAGTATTGGCAATCCCAACATTCAAATTTGCAATTGCGAATTTTTTCACGCCATATATTAATAGGTTTTTCTACAAGATTCGTATCTTCTAGATATTGTTCAAACCCAGAAAATAAAATTTCTTTGCCTTCTGCATAATTTTTAATAATCTGCATGGTTTCGTACAGTCGACTTATTGCCTCGCGGCCGTGCATCTTGATACTGTCAATGCCCAGTTCATCAATAAACTCATCCCAGTCAGCTCGCCACGGTGGAAAGTTAGCTGTTTTTAGTGATGTTGCAGGATCATCTACTTCCCATTTTTTACAGCTAATTCGGCTTATTGGATCATTAAAGTATTGCGGATTGTTAACTGATCTGTTGTTGTTAAATTGAAAATGTTCTACCATCATGCTGCATCCGCCAACACAGCCTTCGTTAGCCAATAGGCTGATGGCAATATCCTTGCCCATGGTTTCTTTAATGTATGCTTTAGCTTTTTTAATTGCCAGTAATGCATCCTTATCTCGCATTAGATCACGATCAAGGTTAACATAGTCAAATCCATATCCTGCAAGATTTACTACTTCTTGTGCCGAGTGTACTTCTCTTAGGATTGTATTTTTTACATACAATTCAGGAAATGCCCGTTTGATCTGGCCAGTGGCCATCCAATGGGTATGAGGAATTGTTGCATTTCGTACACCGGCATCATATAGGGGTTTGAAATTAGAAATAAAGATATCTAAGTTTTGCTGTGTTGCCGGAACTTCAATATTGTTAAATGTAGCACTAACAGGTATGCCTAGTGCATTCTGTATGTACAGGGCAGATTCTATAATACTAAGGTGATATTCTTCTAAAAGAAAAACATCACCCATTGCATCTTGTACAAAGGGCTTTATTCGACTTGTGAAGTAGACATCTCTAATATAATCTTTATATTGAAATAGAAATTCACAGAATTCTTTAAATTGTGCTTGATTTAATTTTGGGTTTAACGGAACGCTGAATATTTTTCTCATAGTCGTAAGTAAAGGTGTTACACTACTTAGTATAACACCTTTATCTAAACTTTTAAAGTGATGTTACCAGTTTACTGTAAATGCTGGATTTTTTGGTTGGCCTACAGTATAAGCACTGCAATCAACATCAAAATAATTTTTCATAACCATCTGCATGTCATTTAGCGTTTGGGTATTGTCAATTACCTGATTTAATCTAGTTAATGTGTCAGCAGGATTTTTCATTCCATCTGTGCTAAGTTTATTTTTAGCTTCTATCTTTAATACTGTTCCTAGGAAATTTTTTGCTAGAGTTTTATCCGTATCAGTTAAGAAATAAGTTTCTTTATAGTAATCAGTATTTCCGCCACTGCTTGGCAGAATAATTTCTGCATAAGAATCTACTTTTGATTTCAGCACAGTTATTTCACCGTTAACTGAAGTCACTAGGATCCATACCTTGGCCACAGCTTCTGAAACTTCCTGACCCTTAAGCCAATCAACGTGTGTGCCTGGTGCAACTTCGGCTACTGTATAGTGCCAAAATGCGCCAAAGTCTCTAATGCCAGGAGATCTCCTTGGATCGTTACTGGCTATCGTTTCGTAAATTATATACATCAAAAATCTCCTTTTGATTATCAGCAACTGATAATGTTTGTGTAGCAGGTTCTTCTTTAGGGGTAGTTAACGAATTCATATCCATACCCAGTGACGATCTCACTGCATCATCTGCACTAACCTGTAGTTGTTGTTGGTAGCTTTGCAACTTGGTAGCAAAATTCACAGTCAATGCCATGGTCTCTGCTTGCTGTTCTGGATTCATCATCAAGATGGCATCCATGTTTCCGCTGTTGATTCTACCATAGAAAATCATATCGCAGGCCGCTTGCTTGGCCAATCTGTTAGTCCAATACTGCGCTTCATAGACATCTTCTTCTGCGGTGTTCATAACATCCATGTAGGTTCTTCCTGAACCATCTGGCAGTTTAGCTTCTTCGGAAGCCATAAATTCGTTGCAAAGATCAATTAAGTGTTGTCTTTCTAGATACCAATCTTGTATTCGACGTTTGCTGGTATAGCTTAAACGTTGTCTATTCCATAGCTCAATTTCTGCTAGTTTTCTATCTAAATCATCGCTAGCCTCATCACGTAGTCTTTGAAATCTTTCACACTCAACTTCGTGTTTGGCAATTTCATATTCCATGTTTTCGATGGATTCTTCTTTGGTTTTGATTTCCAGTAGCCATTGGCGGAATTTAGCGAACGGGGTAATTTGTGCTTGTCCAACAAACCATTTCAATTTAAACTTTGGGTTGGTCCATTCTTTGTTTAGTGCAAGTTTAACTAGGCTCTGTTCTTGCTCTGAAAGCATAGAAACGTCTGTGTTAATTTCACTGTTATATCTTTCAGAGTGGTACTGAATTCTGCGATCGGTCATTGTATCTCCTTAATCTACGGATATTTATAAGATTAAGGCCTCCAGCTCATTGTTCCTGAACTGTTACCACTTTTGCCTTTTGGTTCCATCGAGCTTGATCCAACGAATCCACTCCAAGTTGCAAATTGAACTTTGTAGGTTGTATTAACGTGACTTCCGTTATAGAAACCCATGCAGTATGCCCAATCTCTAGCACTTAACATATTTTCTTCACCGCTATATGCAGGTTTAGCGCCGATAGCATTGTAGCTGGCATTGTTTTGATAGTTAGTGATACGCCAGTTGGTACTTGGATTGCCTTCACGGCCAGCAATAGTTGTTGCCTGGCGGGTCTGCATATTATGTTGATAAGGATCTCCAGCTAGTGCGGTACTAGCACTACGATCATAAACAGTTCTTGACGCAAAATTAAAAATCTTTTCAGTACCGCCATAGAAAATACCAAAGTTTTCAGTCCAAGCTCCCCATTGATTATTACCGCCTGTGCCATAGGTAGTACCCAGTGTTTCAGTGGTTAGGTTGAATTCATAGATAGCCGCACTTAGATAGGAATAAGGACTGAGATAAGAAAAATAGTGTTCTTTCTGAATTGTACCAGTGTTAAGTGTATTACCAGGCATGTTTCGAGTATAACCGCTGGTAACGGCCTGCTCAGTAACCATGTCAAAACAGATGATGTTGCTAGCAGGCGCACAGTGAGAACCACCAGCTCCCCAGGTAAAGTTTCTTCTTAGATTAAATGCACTACTTTGATAGTTATGTCCAGCTTCTTGCGTACCGTCACCTAGATTAACTGAAGTGTCAGTAGCAAAGGTCATTCTATTGGTGTTGTTCCAAACTGTTGATGCCGCATAGCCGCCATGTAAATAACCTGCGACCTGAACATCTCTGGCTTGGAACGGGATACCAAAGTAGGTCCAACCGTTTTGTGTACCTGAGTTGTACCACTCAATTTTGTTTTGAGTAGGATTAAATCTTAGTTGTCCGTTGGTGTTACCGGTTTGACTGTTGTCTGCAGGAAGTTGCAAAAATCCTGTACCGCTGATTGTGGTGTTATTTGCTAGAATTGCCATTTAATTTCTCCAGAAGCAGGTACCGGAACTTGATCCGGCATGCCCTTTTGGCTGCATATCTGAGCCACCACTATATCCTGTTTCTGTGGAATAATAGAATTTCCAAGCATTATTGTTTTGAGCTCCGTTATATTCACCTAGCAGGTATTGCCAATCTTGACCCATGGTAAAGTTTTCTTCCCCGTTATTGGTAACTGGCTTAGCCACTGTGCCAGATGTTGTTCTTGTATACATATTGCTTCTACGTAGGTTATTGCCGCCGTTGTAGCTGCCTTCGTTACCAGCATAACAGTTGCTATATTTACTTTGAACTGATTTCTGTTGGTGGTAGGCACTTGGCTGGCCGCCAAATGTAGACGTTGCTGTTCTCGCGGCAAAATGCCAAATTCTAGAATCTTCTTCCCAATAGAATATTCCGTAGTTTTCGTGACTCATGCCCCATTGGTTGGTAGCACTCCAGCCCCCAGAAGCACTAGTATGACTGGTAGCAACCATCATGTTAAATTCTTCAACCGCTGCTGCACCGCCTCCTGTGGTCCAAGCAAAGTAGTGTTCTTGGAAAATAGTTCCTGAATTGATTCGGTTATTGGCCATATTGATATTTCCAGGATTATAGGCCTGTTCAGTACGCATGTTGAAGCCTTGAACATAGTTACTGGAAACAGCATGACCGTTGCCTGCGCCAAATACCCAACCAATGTTTTGTCCGCAAGCACCGCTTTGATAGTTCATTGATCTTGCAAGAGAACCGTCACCTAGATTATATGTTACATCTGTTGCGGCCTGTATTTTGTTTACATTGTTCCATGCACTACCATCTTTGTATCCGCCTGACTGATAGCCTGTAGTGATAATAGTTCTGCTGTGGAATGGCACAGAAAGATTTGCCCAACGGCCTGTAGAATCATAATATTCAAGACCTCGTTGTGTGTTAAGTCTAACAGCACCTGGTTTTAATTCAGCATTTATGCCGCCTGCTGTGGCATAACGTACAATAACAACTCCGCTGCCACCTGCGCCACCATAGCTAGGTGATCCACCGCTGTAGCCACCGCCACCGCCACCGCCACCTGTGTTAGCACGAGCGTTTTGATAAGAAGCTAATGTAGTTGACGGGCCGTTGCCATCACCGCCACCGCCCATACCGCCAAATCCAGGACGAGCGTCTGAACTGGCTCCGTGAATACCGCCACCACCGCCACCACCGTAGAATGTCAGTGTACCGGAAATATCATAGGCTAGTCCTGGGCCGCCGTCTCCTGATTTTCCGTTTGGTCCCCAAGAACCTGTGGTAATTTCACCTGAGCCACCAATACGCCACGAACCGCCGGGGCCGCCAGCTCCGCCACCGCCACCTGTTGGGTAGCCATTGGTACCATCGCCGCGGCCTTGGCCGCCTGGAAAACCTTGACCTGGTGTACCCGCTGCGCCTGCATAATTATAACCGTTGCCACCACCGCTTGCACCCGAAGATGCTGGAAATGAGCTCCATGATCCGCCATAGCCGCCGCCTAGTGCTGTAATTGATCCAAATGCAGACTGGCCGCCGTTGGTAGCACGGGGCATACCACCATAGCTGCCTGGGTTATATTCGCCTGTTCCGCCAACACCCACGGTATAACTGATAGATTGTCCAGGTGTAACAGCATATCCTTCACGATAGACAACACCACCTGCACCACCACCACCACCTACCCAAGCACCACCACCACCACCACCACCTACAACCAGTACATCCACACGATATACGTTGGCTGGAACTGTCCAGTTTGATGTGCCTGTTGAGGTAAATTGAACTACAGTATAGGCAGGAGCGGTAGGACGATCAGCAGTTCTTCCCACTGGAAGTTGTAAGTATCCTGTTCCGCTAATTGTCGTACTTTGTAAAATTGCCATTTCTTAACCTCTTATAAGGGATATTCTGTAGATGAAGTAAAGTTTGCTAGATATCTAGCTTTATTACTGATTTTAAATTTTCTAAATGTTCCATTGGTATACTGTCCTGTGGTATGATTCGAGCGTCCGATGCGACAATAATCTGTACCGCCTGTGGTTATAGGATCAGCGAATCTAGATACACCTACACCATTCATGGTGTCAGCTACCTGTGTGCCGTTTTTAAATACCTTGATGTTAGCGCCATAGCCAACTACTGCATGATGTACCCATTGGTTGCTGGTAGTTGTACCTAGGTTAATTGAACTACCTCTCCAATAGTTGTTAGTTCCGTCACTGTCGTTAGCTCTATATAATAAACCTCTAGTGTAATGGCAAAGTTCTACCATAGTTTCTGCTGAGCTGCCCACACCGCCTGTTTTATACAGCCAGAATTCAATAGTCCAGAATGGATTGCCATCAAGTGTTCTAATAAACGGTGTCATGATATCAACGTAGGCGTCACCTGTGCCAGTTTGAAAACCTGCATAGCTGCTTTGTGTATAGTTTCTTGTTCCACCGCTGATATTGGCTACCACACTAGATACTGTATCTGTGATATCACCGTCTGCTGTGCCAAACAAAGGAAGATAACATTTTGTATTTGCCACGGGATCTGCAGCATCTTCCCAAGAGTTGTTCATGAAAACTTCTACTCTTAGTAGCGTGGTGTTATATCGAATCATGCCTTCAGCTGGACTTGCTGGACGTTCAGCTGTGGTACCTGAAGGTAATGTCAGTGTATTAGTTGTTCCGCTAAAGGCTGTACTCTGTAACGTTGCCATTTTTTATCCTAATTTTGCTTTCAATTCTTTGACTTGGTCATTTAGTGATTTAATTGCTTCAACTAGATAGGCAGTTAGTTTAGTATACTGTACACCGTTAACTACACCGTTTTCATCTTTGCTGACTAGATTAGGTAATATTTCTTCTACATATTCAGCAATTAAACCAGATTCGTTTTTCTTTTCAATGTCTGTTCTATCGTAGGTGTAACCTGTGAGTTTGATAATCTTGTCAAGTGCATCAACGATAGGATTTAAATTTTCTTTGTACACAATACTTGAAGTTTCTACCAAGCTGGCCACATATAGTGTTCCAGCAATGCCTACACCGCCACCTACACGCAGAGCACCAGTTGTGGTACTTGAACTTGCTGTGGTTTCATCAATGTAGACCTGACCTTTGGTAGCATTAGATGTACTTCTTAGCACAAGGTTTGCACCTGAACTAGCACTACCTGTTATTATACCAACAGTCATAGTACCAGTGCTTGGCTGATAAGTTAATTTTGTACTAGATCCATAAAGTGTAGTAGCTGTTCCGCTAACTGCACTCTGTATTAACGGATAATATGTACCAGCATTGGCAGTTTCATCACCTAGGGTAATTGCGACTGTACCCCAACCTAGGTTACCGCTGGCATCAGTTTTTAAGTACTGACCGTTGGTACCGTCTGCTGCTGGTAACACCCAGACTTTGTTAACCGTAACTGTAGCAGGACTTTTAAAACCAACCCAGTTAGAAGAGTCAGCATCGCCTAGTCGCATTTCGCCGGCAGCTGATCCGTCACCGTTTAACAAAAAGTTACTGGTAACTTTAACAATACCTGTCCCGTTAGGGTCAATGGTAAGATCAGTATTGGTTTGTGTTGTTGAGATAGTGCTAGAGCCGACAGTTATCTTACCAGCTCCAAACTGTCCACTCAATCCGTTGCGTACATTACGTCCCATAGTTTAGGTTTCCTTATTAAGCTGTAGAAGTTTCAATGCCCATAACTACGACACTTACACCTGTTGTACTAGCACGAACCACTAGATATTTGCCACCAATGTTACTTGTTTGTTGGTTATCATCCATAACAATACCTGTTCTTTCTAGAACACCGTTGGCTACGATTTCAGAATCGTATTCTAAAAATTCTGTGTTAGCTGGTGTTCCTGCGGCTGTTTGTAATGAAATTCTCACAAACACAGATGTTGCATTTCTATTACAAATAGAAAGTCCAACTACTGCAAATCTAGTAGTCGGGCAGGTGTAAACTGTTGTGTATGTTGTTGCTGATAAGTCAGCAGCGCCTAATCTTCCTGTTGCCATTTTATAATCTCCAATGTATTTAGTTTAAGAAGTAACTGATTGCAAGCGGGTAACCTGTAACTCCGCCTGTGAAATTAACCACTGATCCCATGATAATAGAACCACCAGTAACGTTGGTAACTGTATTTGTACCAATTAAAATATCCCCTGCTGTAACACTGTTAACAATCAAACTTGCACCACCGCCACCAATTTGGCTGGCAATATAGGCTTTAATTGCTCGCTGTGTAGGAATAACAGAGTCTGAGTTCTGTGTAAAGAAAGGATCTGTTGAGAATTCTTGAACCCTTGCACTAGCACCTCCCAATGTCAAATTACCCAAACTAATTTCTTGTAGACCCGACAAGTTAAATGCGTCAGCGTTCAATGTTGCAACACCAGTTGACTGTTCAATGGTAAACAAGGCTCCAACACGGAAGTTACCGTCTTGGTCTGTACTTGTGTAGAACACACGACCACTGTTGCCTTCTACAGTCTCATTGGCCTGTATAGGAGCTTGAGATGGGGTGTATGGATAGTTGGTTTCTGTGAAACTTCCAGTACCAATATCCAAGAAGTCATGTCCTGTTAGTCGAACTTGGCTGTAACGAATTCTAGCTGTTACTGCTGTACCATCTGCTAGATTGTCATATACCTTTATGGTTGGACTTATCTGTAGGAACGCGGTATAGGAACCGTCATAGTCTCCTCGGAAACTGACAACACTAACAACTTTATAGGTAATGTCCTTACCAGCAAATACCAAGTTAGAACCTGCAGCTGGTCTTGAACTGATTCTACGTACAGCAACATAAGCACCGTCTTGGAAGAAGTCAGCATAGCCATCACCTTTGTCTATTTCTGCACTACATGTTTGATATCCTATTCCTCTGTTCTTGAGACTTGGCATTCCCAATACGCCATCACCGATTCTAACCGTTGTAGGTGCTTCAAAAATGTTGTTAGGATCTGTGATAGTGATAGTTGGAGCACTAGCATATCCAGAACCTGGTTCTAGAATTCTAATTGCTGTGATTTTCTCACTTGAAACAAATGCACGAGCTCGAGTTTTTGCTCCAGCATAGGTGTAACTGGCCACTGTTCCAGTACCGCCTCCAACTGCTACAAACTTACCAGATCTTTGTGGATTACCAAAAACTGCTGCTGAGAATCCGCTGGCTGCTGTGCTCATGGTTCTTGAAGTCCAGTTAACGCCATCTTGAGATGTAGCTGCTGTAGTTGAATTTGTTACCGCTAGGAATACACCTTGACCGTAGCAGATATTTGTCCATGATGTGCTTACTGGCAATGTGCCAGCATACCATACTTTACCTGTAATACTGTAAGCTGTGACTGTTCCAGAACTTGTTGAAAGAGCAACAAATCTTCCGTTACCATAAGCAATCTTATTCCAGCTACTAGAACTTGGCATTGCAATTTCAATCCAGGTAACACCATCAGTTGACCATGCACCGATTGTACTACCACTACGTGCTGCAACATATAGTCCTAGACCATAGGCAATACAGGTATATCCTGTACGTGCTAGCGTTCCTGTGCTGTCCCAGTTTTCACCGTCACCGGAAATTCTTACAGTAGTACTATCACTGGCTATGGCAACAAAGCGGCCTTCGCCAAAACAAACATCAACCCATGTAGCACTGGTATTCATTGATGTAGCTGTCCAAGTAATACCATCTGCTGACCATGCACCTGTGGTATTTGCTGATCCTCCTGCGACTGCAACAAATCTTGAACTTGATTCGCCTGGTAAGGAAGAGCCGTCGTTGAAGTAACCCCAAGCTCCTGCTGACCAACTTGCGCCGCTAGGCATTAGGCTGGTTCTTGTTGTCCATGTAATACCGTCTTCGGATGTAGCACCAATCACGCTACCGGATCTTATTGCTACAAATCGTCCACCTAGACCGTAACCGCTGGTATCAAATGCCTGTATAGCACCCAATGTGCTTACACTGGTAATTGTTATTACAAGGTCATTGGCTGGTGTTGTTCCACCTAGGCTAGTACCTAATATGGTAATTGTTTCTAATCTTACATAGCCTGTACCAGCTGTGTCAATAGTGATAGAAGCATATTTTGAACCGTTTCTGACCACTGTGAATCTAGCATTAACTCCAGATCCAGAATATGTACCTGTTAGACTTGAGTAACTTGCAGATGTATCACCGTATTCAACCGTAGACCAAGTTCCGCTAGTTGGCAATGTTGATGCTGTAGACGAATATGTTGGTGCTGTAAATGAAACAGCAGGTTCAATACTGTAAGAACTTGAGCTATCAGGAGCTTGGATAGGTGTTCCAGCAACAAAGTGATCCCATCCTGCTGCTCCTGTTGCTTCTGTAATAACATCTGCTATTTTGGTACCTGAGTTATAAGCATTGATCAATGCATACTGCCCTAGACCGTTACCAGCTGTGATAACAATTTTCATGCCAATATAAGCACTGCTTAATTGATCGTCAACTGCTGATAATGTAATAGATGTTAGCGTACCGTTTTGTGCAGTACCGTTCTTGGTTAGATATCCTGAACCGCCTTGATTTCCGTCTGCCTCTGGGGCTGCGGTACTATCATCAACGTTGTCTATCAGTCGAATTTGAAATACCGCATCGTCACGGAATTCATCTTGTTCAACATCGGCAAAGTTTCCTGGACCAATAACCAAATATGTTGCTTCTGTGTATTCATTACCTGCATGATCAAATTCAAATGCAAAAATAGCACTGCTGTCTGTGGTTATACTGCCAACAACTGCCTTGTATTGGAATTTATTATCAACAATGGCTGTTTTTGCAGTTTCAGTAACGTCATAACCTTCTGCTACAGATCCAAAATCGCCGTAGCTGTTGTTACCGTTGGTACCACGAATGCGGCCGCCTGCTTCTGCTAGGTAACCAATGTGTGAATAATATGTGAACACAGAAACAAGTTCTGCACGTCCATTGTTGGTTATCCAAGCGCCAATACCGTCACTGATTAATTGGGTAAAGTCATTGCTAACCATCGACTTGTTGCCGCCGTTATGCAATGAGCCGTCAATCTTTTGGCCAATAGCGGCATTACCAAACGTTGCATTGTTTTGAATATAAGGCGAACGGCTGGTAATCCATGTGCGGAAGTCTGCTGGTCCCCAACCTGGATCCAGGCTTGCATAGGCGCCTGCTGTGGTACGACTTGTACCGTAGGCATTTTCTGGAGTTAGCTGTCCGTTGAGACCTCGCAAACTCATGTTCTTTACACCTGTGCCATTACGTAGATAGAAGAAGTCTTCTTCTTGACTACCTAGTACTGCATTGGCATAGTATCTTGCAACATAGCGACTCTTGTAATTAGAGCTATATACCAGATCCCACTTAACTGCATCAATGTAGTAGCCAACATCTCTTAGGCAAAGTGCTGAATTGTAGACCATCTTGACTGTCCAAGAACCTGACTTGGTAGCCAGTGTTACTCTGTTTGCAGTTGAAGCAAATCTAGTAGTTGCCACTGTGAAGGTTGTTGAACTAACCACGTTCTGAACATAGTAGGTTACTCCAGTGCTAATACCAGCACCCGATGGAATAGTTCCTGTAAATTCAATTGCTAGGTTTCTACGCATCCAGCTGGTATCAGCAACTGTGATAACGTCAGTGGTCACTGTGGTAGCAGTGGCAGCGGATTTGAATGTGTTGGCTATGTAGGCACTAGCTTCTGCGGCAATGAATGCGCGGTTGCGTTCTAGTTGCAAATTAGCATAGTAGATGTCATCATATACAGACTGACACATATCGCCTTCGTTGGCTGCACCGAAAATAACAGAATCAACCAAGGTCATTAGTGTTTCAATACGTGCTTGTGCTGTAGCATCGCCGCCAACATTGGCTTTTGCCTGTGTCTTAGCATAGGTCAACGCCAATCTTGTAGCTGCTTTTAGATTTGTTGTTGTGTACAATTCTACAGAGTTAGCTCTTAGATAGGCTTGAGCTGCTTTAACAGTTCTGTAATTGCTGTTAAACATAAAGTCAAAGCCCACTGCTTCTAAAACGATGGCAACATCTCGTGCTGTTTTAGTTGTGCTGTAACTCAGTGTTGGATATGCTGTATTAACAGTAGTTACCGCATCTGTGCCAATTGTTGGAATCTGTGCAGTCAGTGTTGTATAAGCCGTAATTAATGCGGTAGTTGTGGTCACTCCGTTGGTAGCAGCTGGTGTATCTACAACATCACCTACTATGGTCAATCCAGTTCCGTTGGTTAGAGTAGTAATTGCCGCACCATTATAACTTAATGCCAGAGTAAATGTAGTTGCCAATGGCACAGATACCACGTAGTATTTTGTTCCTGTGGTCAAACCGTTGGCAGTACTTCTTGGAACAAATGTATCACCTACAGTTAATCCGTGTGCAGATGCTGTCGCTAATGTAGTTGTGCCTGTAATTGTGGTAACAGTGATATTTGGAGCAGCAGTTGTTGAAGCACCGTTGATCAAGTTATAAATGATATCAACGTTTGTGCCAATTAGGGTAGACGCTGCGGCACTACCTGCTGTGTCAAAGAACTGCGGTATTGTTGTTTGTAAAGGTGTTACAGCAGAATTAGTTGCCACAGATTGCATTCTTGCTTTTAAGAATGTAATAGATGCTAGAGTTAGTGCTTTGATACTTGCAGGAATTAGGTTAGTGCTTCCCTCAGCATCAAAGTATGCAAGACCTGCTTGAACGCTTAGAGAATTGCCACCGTAGGTTAATGCATAAATCATAGCATCTATAATATAGCCAGTGTCTCTACGTGTTTTTGTTTTTCCGTATTTGCTGTTAGGATAGTTAGCTGCTAGATAGGCAATAACTTCTTCTTGTAAGAATTTTCTATTTTCTTTTATGAGTTTTCTAGCATAGCCGTAACCGATTAGATAACTGGTATTGTAGCCAGTTGGATCAGTCATTGTAGCTGCATCCATTTGACCTAGACGGTGATCTGCTTGATATTTCATTACATCAACAAGACTGCTGATCTTTGTTGTTTCTGCAGAACTAGCATAAGGCCAGTATAGACTTTGAGTTGCTGTATTGCCTGTGGTTCTAGTGACACTGGTTCCTGCAACAATTTGTCCCATAACTGTGCCTATACGGCCAAAGGTTGTGTAGGTGGCATAAGAATCAGTAATGTCAACTGAACCAGTGTCTGCACTGACTTCAACTGCTCGAGTTTCATCACCTACAATTGAAGTTTCAGCTGGTACTGGAATTGGTAATACTTCTGTCCAAGCGCCTGATTTAACATTCAATATGTTGTTTGGGACATATCTGCTTGGGAGATTGGTTGCAACTTGTTCTGTCAGTGCTTTGGTAATAATTCCTACTAGGCTTGTGATTGTGGTATATACGCCAGTTTCAGCTACTAGGTCAGTGTTAAAATACTGGCCAAGAATGGCTGTAGAATTATCGCCGTTGATTGTTTGATAGCTTGCCGCAACCGCAGTATTATTCAATACAGATTGAATCACAGTCAACATATAATTATATGAGGCAACATCTTGTGTTGATTGTGCTGCAAGTTTTGAATAAGTGCCGGTGCCGTTTTCGTCATAGGCTGTAGCATACAGAGTAGAACCACTAAGCAGATTGATATATGATAGGGCCGCTGCCAATGTTTTTAGGTTTCCGCCATGGCCAATATCCCAAATCAAACGATCAATGACAAATCCAACGTCACGTTCGCATTTGAATTCATCATAGACAAAGCTAGATGTAAATGGTGATCGGTTGTTGGCTATTTGATACTGGATCCATTCTGAAACTTCTCTCTGAATGAATACGCGATTCATTTCTAATAGGTACTGTGCATTAGGATTTCGAGCACCATCTTCGATCTGCATACAGGCGTATCTAATGGTCTTCCAAGGCTTGTCTTGTGTAAGTCCCCATGTTGGAGCAGGTAGATCTTGACCGTGAGGTGCAACATAGAATGTGTAGTCTACAACTCCTAGATAATCCCACATTGGTTTGCTGTTAGCGGATACTTTGAGTACCATGCCTTCTTTACCAATAGGCAATCTTGCAGGTCCTTGGTTACCGTTATAGTAAACCATGTCACCGGCATCTGTCATTACAGAATATTCGCTACCTATGTTAAAGATATTCCAGTATACACCTTCCGTATCTCCAGAAGGACTTCTTGTAGAATCAGCAAATGTTGTACTGTCGTCGTCATTGCTGGTATGTTTTGTTATACAGATATAAGCGTTAGATCCGTAACGAACCACATCGCCTACATAATAAGGTGTAGAATTTGCCCAGTAGTTTCTCCAGTTCACACCACTGCTTAACTTGTCCCAGTAAGATGCATTAGGAGGAGATTGATTAGAATGATCGACTGTACATAGATATGTGTTGCCGCCTAGGCTTACTACTTCACCTACTTTATAAGATGTTGCAGAGCTCCACTCTGCGGTAAAACTAAAACCTTTGCTGAATAAATCCCAGTTACTTGTACCTGTACTAGGAGTAGAATTTGTATGGGTAGTTTTTGCCACATACTGATATCCGCCGTAACGAACGATGTCACCCGGTTGATACTGTGTTGCACTTGACCATGTATTTTCAAATTGTAGACCTTCAACAAAAGCTGACCAATAGGCTATATCAAGATCAAATGATGCAGATGATGTATGGAACAGCGTACAGATATACAATGTGCTGCCAAATTTAACAACATCATTTACTTTATAACGTGTTACTGTAGTCCAAGCTGTTTTGTATTCAATACCACGATTGAATACATCCCACTTGTTTAAGTCAGCTTCTAAACCCAATGCTAGAGACACAGCAGAAGTATGATAGGTATTACAGATATAGCTGATACCGCCATATTTTACAAGATCATTTACCTTGTAGCGAGTAGATATAGTCCAAGCACCTTTCCAATCACTACCGTCAGCCACGTTGTCCCATTTGGATAATGTGCTGTCTGCTAGATTTAAATCGGCTTCTAGTCCCAAGGCCAATGTTGCGGCACTAGTATGAGGAATACGGCAAATATAAAGTCTACCACCATATTTGACCATGTCATTGGTTTTGTAAGCAGTTCCGGGTGCCCAGTCATTTTCCCAGGCAAAGCCGTCGCTCATTTGATTCCATTTTGATGGAACTGCATCTAGGTCTGTATAGAACCCTGCAGAAGCGGTATGCCCTGCAATACATATAAAGACTTTACCGCCGTATTGAACTACGTCGTCTTTATAATATGTTGTACCGGTTGTCCAGTCACTTTTCCATACAAATCTAATTCTACCTAGTTTAAACTCTGCCATTATCTACTCCAATTTTTATTAGGATACAATATTTATTCATAATTAATCATCCCTGAATGAGCGATAGAACATCGCCTGTGCCCACATATAACCAGTAACTCCTGCCGTCTTTCCAGAAAAATCAACCTTCACAGGGAAGTTAATTGTCTTCTGAAGATAGTTAGAAATGTTAACAGCACCTTCACCTACTGAAATCTCACCTGCCGTAAACGAGTTGGCCACTAGATCGGAACCTGCAACACTCAACTTACTGGAAAGATAACTTGCAATTGCTTTCTGTGTTGGAACAATGTTGTTACTGTCTTCTGCAAATGTCGGGTCTGTTGAGAAATCTCTAATAACAACACCAGAACCTCCCAATCTAATACCACCTAGTCTAAGTTCAGTTAGACCTGCTAGGTTAAAAAAGTCTGCACTAATAGTAACGATACCAGTGGCCTGTTGAACTGAGAACAATTCACCAGTTCTAAAGTTACCGTCTTGATCAGTGGAGGTATAAAATACTCTACCGCCTAGACCTTCAATTACTTCATTTTCTGGAGCAAAGTTAAAGGTAGCCGCACTATAGAGCGCAGGATAATTGGTTTGTAGGAAATTACCTGTACCAATGTTTAGGAAGTCGTGACCTGTGATACGATTTTGACTGTATCTAGTTCTAACACCTACTCCCAGACCGTGATAAAATAAATCACTGACATCTATTGTTGGAGATACTTGGCAAAATGCGGAAAGTGTTCCGTCGCCAAGGTCACCTAGTCCGGTAATAGTTACCAATCGATATCTTACAGTATCAATGTCAAATATCAACTGTGCTCCAGGACCTACTAGTTCTGTAAATCCGGATAGTGTAATGTATTTGCCGCTTGGTGTAACATCGGCAAAGCCATTACCTACAACTGAACTGGTAGTTGATTTAGTTTTATATCCTTGACCTCTATTCAACCAAGTTGGTTGACCTAGAACTCCATCACCTAATCTATTCAATGTATAGACTTCTCTAAAGTTGTTAGGATCAGTAACTGTGATAGTAGGTGGTACAGTCATGTATCCAGATCCCACATCCCACAATCTAATATTAGGAATTATTCCGCTTTGAGGAACAGCTCTACCTTTAGCTCTAGCTCCAGTGTAAATTCTTGCGGCTACATTGGTTGAGTCTGATCCAACGGCAATCCATGTGCCAACGCTGTAGGTTGTTGAAGAATCGCCTAGAGAATATTTTGGATTTCCAAATCTTACATCAACCCAGCTGTGTGCAGAAGCTGTGTCTCTAACAGTCCAGTTAATACCATCTTCACTGGTCGCTATCATGGTTGTTGGGCCTGTGGTTGTGTCGCCGCCAACGACTCTGCTGGCTGTGTCACAGACTGCTACAAAAACGCCCTGGCCGTATTTGATTTGATTCCAATTCATGATGGTTGAACCATCTTGTGTTGGCATGTTGTTAGCGCCTTGGTACCATGTTTGTCCGTCAAAGCTGTAGCCAATTTGTCCGGTTTGTGATAGTGCAACAAATCTTCCTGCACCGTAGGTAATACCAATCCAGTCTAACTGTGATGAGTCATTGGTAGCATCTACAATAATACCTTGCCAGCTAATACCATCTGATGAGTATGCTCCGATGTTTCCTGATTGTGCAATAGCATAGAACAAGTTCTGCCCGTAGGTTACAGAAATCCATGTGTTGTATGTGGAATCACCAAAGGTTGGCATTGTGGTTGCAGTCCAAGTAGCGCCGCCGTTGGTACTATAGGCTGCACGGTTCAAGTTGCTGGCAATGACCACAAAGGTACCATTGCCATATGTGGCATTGGTCCATGTACTGGCGCTAGGCAATGTGGCAGAGAACCATGTTACCCCATTATTGGACCATGCCGCAGTGGTAGTTCCTGGTATCAATGCAATAAATTTATTGCCGCCCGATGCAGCCACAGTCCAGTTTCCTGTCGCTGGCAGTGTTGCTAGTGTCCAGTCAATTCCGTCTGGAGACCAAGCACATCTATTTGTGCTGTTTGCAAAGGCCACAAAGTTTCCGCTGGCCGCTTCTCCGCTGTAGACAAATCCTGTAATGGTATTGGTACTGTCGTTGCTGACGCTGGTTACTCTGATTGTAATGTCATTATATGTATCGGCTCCGCCTACTAGTGACCCTTTAATTGTGATTACCTGCTCATCAGCATAGCCTGCACCGTTGGTATTCAAAAGTACTGTATAGGTTCTTCCGTTTTTAACCACGTTCCATGTTGCGGTAATTGGTACTAGTCCATCTGATCCGTCAACTGTTCCTGCACCTACACTGCCTGCAATGTTTGTATAGGTTGCATTGGTTTCACCCCAGATTACCTTTCTCCAACTAAGCGTTGCAGGTAATGTACTATCATAGGCATTATAGTCAGGGGCTGTGAAAGTAACTCTTGGTGTTATTTCATATCTAGTGTCAGGCAACAGCGCCGGTGCAATAGGAAATCCTGGTAATACGTGATCCCATCCTGGTGTGCCGTTGCTTTCTTTACTGACTTGTACAATCTTAGTGGTCGCATTATAGGCTGTGATATAACCATATTGACCTGAGCCTGTACCACTGACTATTAATATTCTTAGGCCAAGATATTCTGATTCTGCGGCTGTATCTGCGCCGGCCAACTTAATGCTTGTGGTTGTGCCTGTTGAAGCATTTTGTGTAACAAATGTAAAATTGGTTCCGCCAACACCAGTAGAATCTATAGGATTATATTCTAGTGCTTCAAATACTGCCCTATCTCTGTATTCTTCTTGTATTATACTGGCGCCAACACCAGCACCACTAACAGTCCATGTTGCAGATGTATAATTTTGTCCTGCATTTCTATATTCTACTAACATGATCTTATCTGCATCACTGCCTAGTAATCCAGTGAATGTAGAAGTAATAATTGGTTGATGATTTCTGGTGTTAACAGTGACCCTAATAGGTGTTTCTGTGTCGTTAGTACCTAGCGCCATGGCTCCAATTCTACCAAAGCTGTTGTTACCGTTGGTAGCACGAATGATACCACCGTTCTCTGTTAGATAACCCACCTGTGAGTAGTAGGTAAACACAGAAACAAGTTCCGCTCGTCCGCCATTTATTACCCAAGCACCAATACCGTCATCTATTAATTGTGTAAAGTCATTAGACACAAATGATCTATTACCACCGTTGTGTAGAGAGCCGTCAATCTTCTGTCCAACTGAAGCAAATCCAAATGTAGCACAGTTTTGAATATAGGGACTGCGAGTTTGAATCCATGTGCGATCATCATTTGGGCCCCAACCTGGATCAAGAGAAGTATATGCTCCTCCAGTTGGTCGTTGATAGAATTCATAAACTCCTGGAGGGTTTAGATATCCTATTAGACCTTTTAGCGTCATGTTTCTTACACCGGTAGCATCACGCAAATAGAACATGTCTTCAAGTGCAGATCCTAATACAGCATTTCTATAATATCTTGCTGCATATAAAGATTTGTAATTGCCAGTATATAGTATATCATATTTCCAAGCATTAATATAGGCACGAACATCTCGTTTGCATTTTTCACTGTCAAACGCATAGTTGGGATAATTGCCGCGCATGAATGCTACTGCTTCATTGGCTAGGAATTCTTTGTTATTTTCTAAGGCCTGTGCTGCTACTTCATTCGCGGTATTTCTTACATTTGTTCCAACTAGTGTTGGATCAGTAGGACCGCTTTCGATATAGAATGTAATATAATTTTTTATATCAGTTATTAGTTGTGTAACCTGTGTAACTGCACCTGCACTGCCCGATAGAGATGTATCTTGTAATTCAGTAGTGCCTATGGTAAATCCAGTAGCTGGTGTTCCTGTAATAACATAATCAATTAAACTTGAAAGATGACCTAATACAAATTTAGTATATGTAGAATCCAGTGCTAGGCTGGCTATAGGATCGTTAGCTACAACTGTTGTAGATCTTGTTTCTACACCTTTGATACAAACGCCTGCTGGAACAATAATAGGTAAAATTTCCTCATATAATCCTGCATTAACAGAAATATCAAAGTTACCAGAAAGCTCTTCGACTTGTTCGCAGGCATAACGAATAGTTCTATAGGGTGTAAACGGACTAGAACCGTAGTCTTCTCTGTCCACACCACTTGATGCAGACACATATCGAGCCTGTCTTAGAGATCCAAATTTTTCATAGACAAAAGTTGATAGGTCTTCATTGCTGACTTTTAAAACTTCAGATTCTTGACCTATGCTAATAGATGTAGCATTGATTGTACTGCCGTCACCTGCTCCAAGTCTTGACAAATTCCAAGTTAGTAGATCACCGGGATTTATAAGCCCGGTATAGTCGCCAGACTGAAGGAATATTTCCCATAGGCCGAATACTGATCCGTTGTCTCCGGGAAATGCATCTAGTGTAGATATATGAGGATATACACACTTGTAGGTTGAACCTTGATAGATTACAAGATCGTTAAGTGCATAAGAAACTCCATCAAGCCAGCGATTTCTCCAATTGAAACCAGGTACAACCAACTGCCAATCATCAGTGCTTAGATAGTCAAATGAGCTACCGTCGTTGAGATTTTCATTAATGGCAACATACAAGTTACCACCACGTCTTACAAGATCTCCAGTAAGGTAACGATTGCTGCTTAACCACTCTCCTCTAGGATTGTATCCTTCTGCCAGTCTTGTCCAAGCAATTGTACTGTCTTCTGAATCTCTAGGATTCAAATCGTTATTATTGATTTGGCTGTAGTACAAATAGCCGCCATATCTTACAACGTCGCCAATTTGATAAAGGGTCAAAGATGCCCAATCGTTGCCAAACTGATATCCGTATAATTCAACACGCCATCTATCTGCGGTAAAAGCCAATTCGCCAGTGTGTGCAGTCACACACTTCCATATACTTCCGCCATATTTTACCAGGTCGTTGACCTTATAGGCAGTTAACTGAGTCCATGTATTAAATGCGTCAACATTGCTGTAATAGATCGTCCAGTTTGCTATTTGTGGTTCTAGTCTGTCAGATGTTGATGTATGCTCAGTAATACATTTATATACAATCCCACCGTATCTAACAATATCACCTACAGCATAACGAACATTGTTTGTATACGGTCCTTTCCAACTAACCGAAACAACATAGATTTCCCATTTGGCTGTGTCAGCAACAAATGTCACTGCTGAAGTGTGGCCTGCTAAACATAGATAGGTATTTCCACCGTATTGAACAATATCTCCTACATTGTATTGTCTAGATGTTACCCAATCACTTCTCCAAGTAGTACCTTTGGTCATAAACGTCCATGCCGGTGAGGCTATGATTGGAGATGATCCAGGAACTGTGTAATTTATATCTGTATAAAATCCTGCAGAGGCAGTATGTCCTCTTAGACATACATAAGATGATCCGCCGTATTTTACAACGTCGTCTTTGGTGTAGTCGGTGCCGGTAACCCAATCACCTTTCCAGGTATACCTAAATCTGCTTATCTTAAACTCTGCCATATCTTATCCTGTTTATTTTGAAATACCTGTTGGATAGGTATAACCTTGGAAAATTCGTTGAATTAAATTTCCTTCACTGTCTACATAATAAAAAATCGATCTATCGTCCCAACGATATTGTGTGTACTTCATATTATCAAATAATTTGTTATGTTCGGCATCAACGCCTTCGAAATAATCAATACCTGGTTCAAAGTCTTCAAAGTTTTCTGTAGGATCACCTACATCATTGATACTGTAACTTGCTTTATCAGTTACCTGATCACTTCGAACAATATATAGTTCTCCGTCATCGTTCCTACGAAGAGCATACCAAAATCTAGGACTTTGGCCTAGTGTTTCAACAGGATCTCTACCTAGATAATAATTATTGTTTGACATGATTCGATCCTTATGATATCTCTACATAACTTATAGTTGCATCTATACTAGATGCGGTGTCGCTGACAATACGTATACCTGCTGTTTCAGGCAAAATTAATTTTTCACCGTTGGTAATAATTTTAACACTGGTGTTAGGCGGTATTGGCAGTCCTTTAATATAATGTGCTTGTGTTGAATTTTCATCAACTACAAAAACATTTACTGTGACTGTTTCATAATCTGTTACATTTGCTAGATTACAACCAATAACTGTAGCTCTTACACCTGCTGGAATCTGCAACACATCCACTGGGGTTGTTCCTATATCTGTATTTACTGCGTGTTTAAATTGTGTTGGCATTTTATATTATCCTAATGTTAAAGCCCATGCTATAGAAATATCCTGCGCCTGGACTCCAGTAACGGCTCCAGTAGTACCAGCAGGGCTAGCCCATGTAAATCCATCCCATATTTCTAATGCTCTTAGTTCAGTGTTATATCTAGTCATTCCGGTAACTGCATACGCAGTTGGTCGTTCTGCGTTAGTTCCTCTTGGCATTACTACGCCGTTGGTTCCACCTATCTTAAAATATCCAGTTCCGGTAGATAACAGTTGACTGATTGCGTTATTAGAAAAGTTGGTAATCGTGTTAGCTTGAAATTTAAAATTACCTAGCTTTACACCCCCGGTACCATTACCGTACATGACTAGGTCTGTTCCAGGCGTTGTGGTAATTTCGTTATTTTGAAATACTAAATTTCCAAGATTTAAACTTACCAAAGAAAGATTATCAGTATAAAAATTCTGGGCATAAACATTGCGCCATGCAAAACTTGTAGATCCTAGATCGTAGGTGTTATCAGTTTCCGGAATTAGGTCACTTTTAATTGCGGCATTAATTGTAATTGTATCTGTTAGTGCATCGCCAATGGTAATGTTTCCGCCAATTGTAACATTGCCAGTTACTCCTACATTGCCAGTAACTGTTAGATTACCGTTTACTGTAGAGTTTGAAAAGATTTCAACAATTCCAATGCCATTAGGACGTAGCTCTATATTAGAGTTTGAAACTGTTGTTGATATTGTGTTACCTTGAATTTCAAAATCATTAACTTGTAGTCGAGCTTGATAAACAGTTGCTTGACCACCAGTGGGTATGAAATTGATTGTGTTATTTGAGCTAGAAATTGTATTACCTGTTAGGGTAAATTGTGCAATATCTGCTTGTGTATCTACTATAAGGTTAGTAGTTCTTGTGGTACCGTTGACATCTAGGTCGTATTGGGGAGTGGCGGTCTTAACACCTATGCGAGAGTTGTTAACATCAAGATAGAGAAGGTCGGTCTCAAATGCTAAATCTGTACCTTCGCGGTTAAGATTTGCCTTTAAGAGCGGCCCCGAAATACGACCAATAGCCATGAGCTCTCCTTTGTACCCCGTGTTTCACGGTTAACCAAATTTGGATTGCTCCGCATCCTTAGACATTCAAGGCTCTTTGCTGGTTTACCACAGTAATAGATAGCGGTTGGTCACCACTATGCTATTATTTAGCCCAAAGCGGAATTAACCGAATACTAAGGCCCACACATTACCTAGATCTTCCATTTCGTATAGAGTAACTGTAGTACTACTACCAATGGATATTCCCCAAACTGTACCGTCAAAACATTCTAGGTAACCTAATTGAGTATTCCATCGTGTAGCCCCTGCTTCAACTGTATAGGATCTGCCGGCATTGCCTCCGGAAGGAATAACAACAGCATTATTGTTTACAAATTTAACATAGCCAATGCCTGTAGAAGCTACAGTAAGAGCGGTAGCATCTAAATTGGTAATGTTATTGTTTTGAAATCTAATTCTTTCAACGTTTGTGATTCCTGTACTTGGAATTATAGACACGGGATCATTGCTTTGTAAAGTTGTAATCGTTGCTGTTGGGCCGTCTACCTGCAATTGATCGCTGATTGTAAAACTGTTATAAGTCAAGGAACTTATTATTCCAGAATTTCCATGTGAATACACTCGTTTCCAACGCTTGTTTGATTTACCTAGATCATAGGTTAAGTGTGTTCCTGGTATTAGACTTTGTGTAAAATCTGTTTGTACAGTTACAGTATCAAAAGGTGTATCACCAACTATGATATTTGCTGCTTCAGTTAGATTACCATCAATCTGCATGTTTCCTGTAACTGCTAGGTCACCGTTTACTTTGGTGCTGCCTAGAATATCTGTAATGCCTGTACCGCTAGGATCAAATGCTATTCCACCATTTACTGTATAATTTTTAATTATATTATCTTTGAAATCTAAATTGCCAGCTCGTAAATTATCAAATAAAACTATTGGGTTTGTTTGATTCGGTGCAATATTAATTGCTGTAACAATGTCTGTAGAAAATGTATTGGTGCTTATTACAATTGATGCAATATCTGCTGATGTAGGTGCAAGTAATCTAGAGGTATGGGTCGTTCCGTTGACTTCTAATTTGTGTGTGATTGGAGTTTTATTAACTCCTATCTTTCCGTTAGTAACTTCTAGATAGAGTAGGTCATCATCTACGCTGTAGTTTCTAAATGTAAGGTCAACACCAAGTCTATTAAGATTAGACTCTAGTAAAGGACCACTGATGCGACCTAGCTGCGACATGATTAGTTTCCATAGCCATAGAATACCGTTACATAAATTGGCTGGCCGGTGCCTCCTAGTGCAGGAACAGCACTAGGAAACTGTACATAATATTCGCCAGTAGTATAGGCTCCTGGGCCCGATGCGCTAAATGGTGCATTGTTTACACTGACAAAAGAACCAGCATTTCTTTTTACCACAGTATAGTTTACGGTGCCGCCAATCTGCATGACATTGTCTACTAATACCATCAGATTATAATCACTGCCTGTGTAAGAAGTACGATAATCAGCATTACTGCTTAATGGGCCAAATGTGGTTTCTGTGCCGTTGGCTGCGAATCTACTTACTTGAATAGCCGTTGATCCTGAGGCTTTGACAACTTCCCAGGTACTGTTAATATAGGCTTCAACAGCATTGGTTGTAGTATTGTATCTAATATAACCATTAGGTCCGTTAGGAGTTCTAACATTTGATAATTTAGGACGCTGGTTGGTTGTGCCTTTGGGCAGACGCAAAGCACCTGTAATATCCATAATGGCACGGCCGCCTTCTTGAGTGTGCGTTGACAAATCTCTATTATCGTAGATCATCAGTGAATCGTCAGATGCACTATATTGAGATAGAGTTTTTTGTTTTAGGAATCTCATACTGGTAATGTGCTTACTGTAACTGTTAATAAATTGCTAACCGGGCTTGCACCGCCTGACATTTGATAACCAACTGCAATATAGTCAGTATCTGATAATACCCATTTTTCATCGTTAAAAAATACTGTTTCGCCGGCAGGAATAGTTAGTTGTTTAACTACTAACGCACCTGTTCCTGTTGTAGTTGTGTTGTCGCCTGCACCACTTGGTGAAACAACATAGACATTGATATCAACTGACTGGCTGGTTTCGTCTGTTAGACTGATAGTTCCAGTATTACAAATTGCTATACAGGTTACAGCATTGTTCCCACTACTTGTATAAACAATAGTAGGAACTGTGATTGTTGTACCTGCAACTTTTTTTCCTATAACCGCCATTTTTTAATCCTTAAAATAACATACTAAACAATAATGCTCTATTCTTACTTACTAATTCGTCTCTATTGTTTTCGGTATTAACGAAAAACAAACCGGTTTTACCTGTACTCTGCGGTCTGCTATAAATTACATGACTTCCAGATACTATGGCCGGAGAAACTGCATTATTGTCTAGCTGAAGTCCGTAATTAGTTTGAAGTTTACCAGTACCGTTGGTTTGAATATAGATGTTATCGTTAGTTGTTTGACCGTTTGATATTGTTCCGTAGGAAATATCAAAGCCAAATATAGATGCTCTGTTAGAATAAAATTGTCCGGCTAATGATCCGTCCACAATAATACTCATTAAACTTTCACTGCTAGGAACACCTATACCTAGATTATTGTAATAGGCCAATGATCCGCCGTTAGTAATAAGATTAGGAGTAACCGCCGAGTCTGCAATAACAACCCTAGTATCTAATCTTCTAATTTGGAATGTAGGATTATTTTGAATTGCATCATCTACATATTTCTTATTAGGCAAGTCATCGTCATCGGTAACCTGCACTTCGTAATCCGTTGTTCCTGTAACCTTGACAACTCCTGTGCCTGTGCCAATAAGAGTAAGGTCTCCGCTGTCCGTCGAAGCGTTGGTTAAAACTCTTCTTAATTTTAAATTGCTGTCTGTAAACCCGTAACTAGGATCAGTGCCACTACCAATCATCCAGGTTCCTACTGAACCACCAATGCCTGTAGGATTTGTTTCGTCAAAGACCAAAGCAGCTCTACTAGAGCTACCTCGATCAATTTCAATGCCGGCATAGGTAGCAGTAACTCCAGAACTGGATTCACCTTTGTTTAAAGTGATAATTCTATCTTTGATATCAAGATTAATTGAATTTACATTTGACGAGCTGCCGATAACTGTTAAATTACCGACAACTTTTACGTCGCCAGCCTGCAAGGTAATAGTGCCAGTGTCTTTGGCCTTGATGTTATAATCACCGTTAACTTGAAAATACTGTCCCATTACCTTGTCCTAGATTACATTGCTGTTAAAATCAATAGAGTTTCTGTAGAGTCATCTTGGAGTGTCCATGTATAACGTACAGAATTCCAATCAGTGGCAATTCTATTTGTTAGTCTTTGTAATGTTATAGGTTCACTGCCGTTAAGTAAGCCTACTATAGTGGCTTCTTGATTGTTAACTGGATCTGAACTAGTACCAGAAACCAATTTGCAAAACTCAATAGCTGTTGTGCCGTCGTCGGTACTGCATTTGAATCTACGAGCACCGTGTTGTTTTAAAATATAACCTTCGTATACTACACCACCAGATTTAAATCTAATTGGTATATGTGGTGTTGCGTTTAAACCGGTGGTTCCGAAATATCTCTTGTTGATTGGACGTCCCATTTGTTTCTCCTTAATTTGACGTTCTAGGTCTACGCGGTGGGTCCGCATAAATCATTCTAGACTCTTTATTTATCCGCGGCTCAACATAGCCATCAGTTCCATTTTTTCCACAGTATCTATTATAGTATTAATAGCGTCAATTTCTTGTTGTGCTTTTTCTAAATAACTTCTACTGTGAGTCTGTCTATGCAATACCATAATTTTACTATGTGCTTGTATATGCTCGTCTATGATCTTTTCAATGCGTTGTACATCATGTATAAACATAGGAAAGCGTCGACGCCACCCGGCAAACTGAGCACGGAGTTGTTCAAAGTCTTGATCGCTTTCTATTTTCATCTGATATTTAAGTCAAACAAAAAGGCTCCGGAGAGCCTTTTTGGATTTGCGTAATACGCTTGCCGATTAAGCGAAACGTAGGTTAGCGGAAGTTACTGCAACTTTAGCTAGGTAGTCAGCTGCATTACCTAGAGAAGAAGCTGTATTTGTCAACTCAACATAACCATAACGTGTCATGAATGATACGACTGGTTCGAAAGTTGCTGGGTCTAGAACAACACCACTGCTCATCAATGGAATGTATGGGCAATAGAATGCTGGGGCATCAGACTCAGAACCACCTTTGTAACCGATTAGAACATCATCAGATGTAGAATAACCGTTAACATATACTTTCAATGCGCTATTCAATGTACCAACAAACTTAGTGTTTGTAGGAGCTTCGAATGTGCCTTCTGTAGTGCGAGCAAAAGCAGAAGTTGTAGCACTTTGTAGTAATGTTAATACTGTTGGGGAAACAACAGCGTAGTTACCTGCACCACGACGTGTACGCTGAGCGATCAAGTTAGCTGCACGATTGATTTGAACAGCTAGAGCAGCGTGTTCGTCACCAACGAATGTAGCAGTACCAGAAACAGCAGATTGGTCATAAGTTAAAACTGTACCAGCTAGGCTGTTCAAAGAAGCAATAACTTCTTGGTCGATTTCAGCTGTGATCTCTTGTGCAAGAGCAGCCATGATTTCTGCTTCGATGTCAATACCTTGTTGGGCTTGTGCATCTTGAGCAGCTTCAAATGTCCAGCGAGCAGACAATTTACGTGTCTTAGCTTCAACTGTTTGCTTCAAGATTTGAATGCTTAGTCTGTTACCAGCTTGGCCTTCTAAAGAAGCTGTTGAAGCTGCTTTGTCAGTTGCTGCACCAGAATAGCCTTCTGCAATCTTGAATGGGCTTAATGCCTCTTCACCAGCATTAATATCTGTACCGCTTGTGCTGTTGAAGTTGTCAGCGTAACGCACACGTAGAGTGTGAATTTGACCAACTGGGCCAGTCATAGGCTGGACACCAACCAACTCGTTAGCGATAAC